AATAAACAAAGGAGCTGACGTAAACACAGACGAGGGTTATATGTTATCATTACCTGCACAAAAAGGTTATTATGATATTACTAAAATGTTATTAGACAACGGTATTAAATTGACAAGAAGAACAAAATATGCAATAAAAATGGCTATTGAAAAAGGACATCAAGATATTGCAGATTTAATAAAGAGTTATGAAAAGTCGAATTAAATTCTATATATAAAAACACAACACCTTTATTTTAATATATAATAAAAATAAAGGTAATGTTATGATACACAAAGAAACAAAATCACAAAGAAGAAAATCAACAAAACTCGACATTTCACTTGATTGTAAAATGTGTGGAGTTATAGTGAAAAGTAATGCTGGCTTAGCAAGTCATTTAAGATGGGAACATGATGAATCATATGAGTCATATATTTTGAGATGTTATAATATAGATATAATTAAGTTAGAAGAAGAATATCAATCATATCGAATTAATAATAAGGAAAAAATTAATAAAGAAATAACTAGGGGGTTAAGAAAACATGCTGAATCATTAAAAGGAAAAACTAAAAAAGAAATTTTAGGAGAAGATAGATATCAAAAATTTCGTGAATCAATGAAGGGTGTTTTTTCATTAGAATGGTTTATAAAAAAATATGGTGAAGAAGAAGGTCGTATAAAATATCAAGAACGAAGTGTTAATGTATCTAAAAAATCACATTTTAAGATATATAACCAAACAAATAAAAATAATTGGTCAAATATATCCCAAGAATTATTTCAAAAAATTTATGATATAATTGGTAACAAGTTCAATAACATTTATTTTGCTAAATTGAATCATGAATATTCATGTGGCATTCAGAGCCATAATTTTGATTTTGTTGTACTTGATAATAAAAAAGTAATAGAATTTCACGGAGATAGATTTCATGCAAATCCCGAATTGTATAAAGAAGATGATATTCCACTGAAATTTTTGAATAAAACATCAAAAGAAATATGGAATGAAGACAGAGAAAAATACGATAAAATTAAAAATAAAGGATTTGAGTTAAAGGTCGTTTGGGAAAAAGATTATTTAAAAAACAAAAATGAAACCGTTTTAGATTGTATTAAATTTTTATTATCTTAATATAATATATACAAACATGATTAGAAAGTATAATTTATTTTTAAACGAAAATACTTATAAGGACGAATTTCTTCGTCTTTATAATCTCGCACCTCAAACACTAAAACAAATAATTGAAGAGACAAAACAAATTCAACAAAGCCTCGACTGGCATATCGAGGGGGTTGTTTATATACATATTCGTTTAGTCACGAACAGATTAGCTAATAATTATCACGATAAAAATCTAAATTTAGCCGGATTCTTCCACGACCTTGGAAAGATTTATGTTACAATACCAAATGGTAGGGGTGGTTGGTCAGCACATGGCCACGAAGAAAAATCTATATTAATTGTGGATGAATACAAAGATTGGATAAAAGAACAAGGCGGAACACTTGACATAGTTACGTATATTGTTGAAAATCATATGAAATACAAATACATAGATGAAATGAGATTTCAAGAACAAATAAGATTTATGGACGATGTTTATTTTCCTTATGTTCAAAAGTTTTCTACAGCTGATATAGGTGGAACAGATTTAAATTGTACTCCAATTGATAATCATGAAGATGTAGTACAAAAGATAGAAGATTTTAAAAATAAAGAAGAAGAAAACAAAATAATTAAAAAGAAATTTAATGCAAATATGATTATGGATAAATATCCAGATTTAAGAGCTGAAAAACTTGGGAAAGCATTATCTTTATTTAAACAAAATTATGATAATTTTCGAGACTTTATATTAAATAGTACAACAAAAGATATATTAAAGGACTTTGATGAGTTCATGTTAACTCATAAAAATTAACATTAGAAGATAACTAATCCAAATAAACTTATTTTAAATTTAAGCATATAATTAGAAAACAAATTACTTATAATGTACAAATCTTGTTCGATTTGCCACGAAGAGATGATCTATATAAAAACATCTGATGGTGGTTATTGGAAATGTAAACATTGTTCAAACATAGAAATAGATGATTCTACCAATAGTAACATACGGTAATCCTACTTTAAGGAAACCGGGACATCAAATTAAGGAGAAAAGTGCTGAACTCGATGAACTTATTGATGATATGTTTCAAACTTTACATACCGCAGATGGTGTGGGTTTGACTGCTCAACAAGTGGATAAAATACTATCTTTATTTGTAATTGATTATAATAATGAAGGAAATGAAAATCTGAAAGAAGTTTTTATTAATCCCGAAATTACCGAATACTCACAAGAAGAAGAATATTTTATAGAATCTTGTTTATCCATTCCGAGACTTAAAGAGGAAGTTAAAAGACCTAAATGGATAAAAATAAAATATTTGGATAGAGAATTTAACGAAAAAGAACTTGTCTATGAAGGTCTTTTAGCCAGAATAATTCAACACGAATATGACCATTCTAAAGGTATTTTGTATATAGATCATTTACCATCATTAAAGAAAAGACTTATATCAAGTAAACTGCAACAGATATTAAAAAAGAAGTTTGCAGTTCCATATAGAGTAAAATAATTTGTTTATTTCATTTATTATTTGTATTTTTGTAATCTTAAATATTAAGAAATATGAAAACAATTAGATATTTTATCGACAAATTGTTAAAGAGAGATTTAAAAAAACAAAAAGAATTCATCAATGAACGAATGAAAGAATATGCCATGAATATTGATGAATTTTCTATCGGTCAAGTAGTTACTCATTCGGATGGTAGAAAGTGTTTGATAACAAACAAAGCCACCAATAGTATTGAGGTAAAATTGACACGAAAAACAAAACAAGGTATTGATTGTAAACAGTGGTATGACATGAGATTATTTAACAATACTTTTAAGAAATAATTTGGTTATTTCATTTATTATTTATATCTTTGTGTTCTAATTAAAACAATAAATTATGATAGAATTCATTCCGACAACTTGTTACGAATGTGGTGAACCTCTCAAAGTAACCACTGGTAAAAACGGCAAATATAAACTGATGTGTGTCAATACAGATTGTTCTGGTATCGCAGTCAAAAAATTCCAAAAAGGTATGCTAGCTTTTGAAATTTCAGGAATTGGTCCAGCAACCTTCAAAAGTCTCTACAATGCAGGTATTCGTGACATCGTGGGATTACTCACTATTACACCAGAAGAACTTGTTGCAAGTGGTGAGTTCAAGGATGGTAGAACTCTTGAAAAAATTATGGATTCCATCTCATCTATTAAAAATATCAGATTGAGTGCTCTCATTGAATCACTCCAATTTGACAATGTAGGAAATACCATCAGCAAAGAACTTGAAAAATATATCTGTAATCTTCCTTATAATTTTGCAGGTATTGAATATTCTATCAGAGAAAAAATTGAAGATAAAAATTCTGATATGATGCTAAAAATATTTGAAGTAATCGATAATCTTCAGACAATACCTAATATACAATTAATAACACCCATATCAAATAATATACAAACTAATACAGAAAATGTTATGAAAACAAGAATCATGGAAATGACTGGTTCACCAAAAGAATTTGGTTTTGATACCAAAAAAGATTTTGTTACAGCTGTTGCTCCTTATGGAATAGTTGCAGGAACACTCAACAAAGATTGTTCTTTCTTAGTTACTGATGATTTATCATCCACAACTTCTAAGATGGAAAAGGCTACTAAACTTGGTGTACAAATTGTCACCTACGGTCAGTTAATTGAAATGTTAAATAAATAAGAATATGAAAAAACTAATTATTTTATTACTTGTTATTATCGGATTGTGGTCATGTAAGAAAGAAACTCCGTGTACTATTACCGATGATATCGATCAATTGAAACAGACTAAAAGTGAATATCAGAATGAAATAAGGAATTTTGTTGAAATCAGAGGAAAAATAGTTCATGAAATTGATTCACTCACTGCCGTTTTAAAAATAATTGATATTTATAAATCTGGCAGAATACCACAATATATTCTTAAAATACATCTAAAACAAAGTCATATAACACTCGATTTAGGCAAAGTAATAAAAGATCATATGAACACAGTTGATTTTGAACTTCCAGTTGATAAATTATTTTATGACCAAGTTCAAGTTGGTACTTCAATCGTTGATGATTTCAGAATGGGTTCATTCATACTAAGTGGTAGTATAGGTAGTTGGGATATGACAGTATCGGGAAAAGAAATACGATAAAACATGAAAATATTAATCATTTATTATTTAATCGGAGTAATCGTATCACTATATTTCATATGGTGGTATCGTTTGACTGACAGAACTGCACCCAAAAATACTGATGCATTGGGTGGATTAATTGGACCTTGGGTATGGCCTTTTCAGATTATACTTCATTTGAAACGAAATAAAAAATAAAGTGGTTGTTACTTAAAATCTTAAGTAACGTAAAATCAATAAAAGTAAAATAAATAATTAAACTTTAAAAAAGTTGAATAAATTATTAAAATAGGCTGTCGTACAACCGAATTTACGCTTTTGGAGATGATATAAGACATTAATAATTAAATATTTATATTTAGTTTAAAATGCAATTGTCAATGAATTAAGAAGGAAAAATACATATAATTTTTTGTAGATTTTTTCATACGATGCAAATTACATCCGGAATTAAGAGAAAAAGAAAGAGAACACACCATTGAATTTTGTAAAAAAAATAATATTAAACTATGAAAGATAAAAAATTTAAAGCAGTAAAAGTAAAATGTCACTGTCCTTGTCACACTCACAGTGGGGTCAAACATGTTAGACCGTGTTGTAACGGTGGATACCGAGATACATATGTACCAGATGAAAATAATAAAAACGACAAAAATAAAAACTAATAAATATGAAAAGATTAATAGAATTTTTATCTTGGACACCAATGGGTTATTATATTGTACCGTTTATTTATAAATTAAAAAAAAAATAATTTATGGCTGTTTTGCAATGGATTTGTTATAACAACAGAATTATTAATAATTATAATCTTGGTAATATTTAAATTATGATAAATCCCTTTTATAAACCATCATTGTTAAAATGGATTAAGAAAATGTTTCTTCATGCCGAATCTAAGGAATGGTATGAAACATATTTTTTATTTGATTTACACGGTGTTATATCTAGACCAGATTATCGTAAAACTATAAAAGAGATAGATTATTATCCATATGCTAAAGAAACATTACAGTATATTTCAATAAACAGACCAGATGTAATTATGATTCTTTTTACTTCATCTTATCCAGATGAAATAAAAAAATATATGGACACATTCGAGAGGGATGGAATAAAATTTAAATATATCAATGAAAATCCAGAAATTTCTGATGCAACTGGATGTTTTGGATATTATTATCAGAAACCGTATTTCAACGTCCTCTTCGATGACAAAGCGGGTTTCGATTCTTTAAAGGATTGGAAACCGATATATAACTATTTCCGAAAAACAAAATATAGACCCGACCCAAATTGGACATTTAAGAAGAAAGAATCCTATCATAAAATCCAAAGTTGATATTACACTTTGGATTTTTTTATTTTAATAATTAAATATATACTAAAAACATAACCCTCACAATGGATATATTAAAAACATTTATCAGCTTGACCGATTATACATATGGATTTGGTGAAGAGGCTGAATTGCTACCCAAGCTACCCAAGGACTTAAAAGAAGATTCTCAGGGAAATTATTATATGGAAATCGGTGAAACTGAATCAATGTTCTGTTGTCACTTAGATACTGCTGCATGGGAAAAGGAAAAAGTTACTCATGATGTGTTTACAACTAAAAAGGGAGATACTGGTGTTGGTACAAGTGGTGATACTATCCTAGGTGCAGATGATAAAGCTGGTGTTGTCATTTTAATGAATATGATAGAGCATAATATACCCGGACTTTATTATTTTTTCATCGGTGAAGAAAGTGGTGGAGTGGGCTCAAAGGGTATCGTAAGAAGAGAACCAAAAAAATTCGAAAAATATAAAAGATGTATTGCATTTGACCGTAGAGATTATGGATCTATTATAACAAAACAAATGGGTCGAGCTTGTTGTTCAGAAAAATTTGCTGATGCTTTAATTGCTCAATTTGATGCAGCTAACATGCCACACAAACAAGATCCCTTTGGTGTTTATACTGACTCTGCTAATTTTGTTGATATTATATCAGAATGTACTAACCTATCAGTAGGATATTTCAATGAACATAGCATAAGTGAAGTTATAAATATAACATATTTGGAAGAATTATGTGAAGCAACATTGAAAGTAAAATGGGAAGAATTACCTGCAGTTCGTGAGATAAAATCATTAGACTCACCTAACCCAGTGAGAGGACAGAAAAGAGCAGGAGATTTGGATGACGATACTTTAGAAGAAATATTTTTTGATGTCGATGATTTATTAGAAGAAATAATTCATATGTATTGTTTTAATTTTGATAATTTCATGCCGGAAAAAGAAATGATTTATTTAGATTATTATAATGATTATAGAAAGTTATCTGTTTATATTCATGAAAATGGTTCAATAACAATAGGTAAAAGTAAATTTGAAACTTACGAACATTTAGTTACTGAATTGAAAAAATACCATAATTTTAATTTAGAAAAAATACAATCTAAACGAAAAAAATCAGAAGAAGAGGAAGAAGTGCCTAGTAATGCAGATGAATATCATGATTGGATTACTAAAAGTTCTCAAAAAGATGAAGAACCACCTTGGTGGACTCAAGAAAACGATGATGAATTCAATGATGATGACGATATTAATATAGATTATTTTGAAATAACTAATAATGTTCAATATAAAGATTTAGGTAAGTCCTTTACTAAAGGTATGGACATTCAAGATTTTATTTTTGAAGTACTGAGTGTGGCTTACGAGAAAGGAACTAAATACATACTACCAGAAGAAATGATTAAAATACTCAATTCCAAAAATAAAACTAAGGAATCATTCATAATGTGGTTAAAAGATAGAGGTAATAATCCAGATAAAACCTATGGGTTATCTTGGAATCAAGGAAAAAGAGTATTTCAAATAGACGTTGACGATTTACAATGAAAAAAGGAAGTTTTTTACTTCCTTTTTTTATTCTTTTAAAGATTTTATTTTATCACGAATTTCTGCTGCTTGCATATAATCTTCTTCTTGAACACACTCAATCATTTTATCGTTCAATACTTTTATCTTAATACTATTGTATTCAGTATTATGTGAATTATAATTTTTTATCAAATCATAGAATGATTCTCTATACTGATACATTATAGAATTAATATATTCTTTAAAACTATGTTCACTACCTATAAATTGTATAAGAGTCTGTTTTATTTCTTCGTTTTGATTTTTATCTATCTCATCTAATTTTTCATAAATATGATAAAATTCTTTTATCATTATATGAAAAAAACTTCGTGGAATATTTAATGTTAAATATTGATTTGTGTTTTCTAACGTACCTTCAGCAATAAGTATTCCATTCTGATTGAACACATTGGGATTATTAGCTAATATGTTAGTTATGAAATATATAAGTATGGGATTTTGTTTATCTAGTTTTTTTTGATTCCACAAACCCATGATACTCATGTAATTTATTACAATCTTGTTGATTCTTTTAATGGTAGCTTCTTTCATCATAATCTATATTTTTTACAAAGATAATTATAAATGTTGTAAAATACAATAGTTTTTTAATTATATATATTTAATAAATAAATTTGTTGAATTAAATAAAAAAGTTGAATTAAATATTTAATATATAATGTAAAATATTACGGATATAAAAAATAAACCTTAATAAAAATGCCAATACAAGAGAAAGATTTAGGAAAATACAAAAGACCAGCAATCTACATCAATGAGATTGATAATTCCATAATAGAACTGCCAGCACAGAACGTACTAATCAATTTAGTACCTGGATTTTCTAAAAAAGGACCTTATAATAGACCCGTCTATGTAGATAATACTGTGGATTTTGAAAGAATTTATGGTACAATTGATAAACAATTGGAAAATAAGGGTTCATTCTTCCAAAGAACGTGTGAGAAGATGTTAGCAACAGGTCCAATATGGGCACTTAACTTGTTATCAACAGTACCTAACAGGGATGTACTTAATTATGTTGCGGTTTCAACCTCAGCCCTTTATGAAAATTCCGATTTTACTAGCCAATATCAGTCTGATTATGAGAATTTTTTCAATAGACAAGATTTCTGGACTAGAGATGAAGATGCATTCCAAGATTTAGTTGATGATAGTGGACTTAATCCAAACGATTTGTTACACTTGACCAATATGGGGGATAAAACAATAACTACATTTCTATGGAAATCAACCATAACTGGATTTGATGTAACAGCAAGTGAATGGTATGGTGGAGACACAAAAGTTCCTACTTATATTGACCCAAAATCACTTATATCTGATTATTTGGTAACGGTATTAATACTTGGTGGTGATTGGACGGACTATAAAACATTAAGTGTTGATTCAACATGGTCACAATATTTTGATTTAAATGGTCTTATAATTACTAGTATACAAGATTTTGTAAATGAGACGGGTGTTGTTGTATTGGGTAGCTACGATGTTTCTTTGATTCCTAACTTTAAAGACTTAAATAGTCGTGATATGTATATTGAGTCAGTATTAAATAATAATACAGACCAAACAAGTCTATTTTGTACTTATAATCAAGATTTATTATTAGATAATGATTATCTTTCAGATTTAGTTGATTTGGTTGGTAATACAATAGTAGGAGTAGATGTTGAAAATATCAGTTTCTTATCATATGAACAAAGCATTAAAGAAATGAGGACATATCCTTTGGAATATCTTGATTCAGCAAACAACGTGTTTGGTACTGCTAATTTTAATGCTCAGACACATGAATGGAATAACTGGACACAATCAGGTATTACATCAGCACTGTTCACATCGGGTGCAACAACTGGTTCAACTAGTACATTATCATTCACATTAGGAACACCAGCACAATATATAATAAATGGAGTGGTTTATCCTCTTACCGTCGGTAGTGTGGATATAACTGCTTTAGCAAGTGGTTACAAAAGATTAGATGTTATCTATTTGGATAGTACTGGTCTTCATGTAATGGACGGTACAACAACTTTAAGTGGTGCAACAACAGTCAGCAAAGAAATAACATTTACTAACACTAATACCATAATTTTAGGTACGTTGTTAGTAACTAATACTGGAGCAGCATTGACGGGTTCTTATACGATTATAACGGGTGATGTGGATACGGTTTCAATTTTAACATCAACTGGAATAACAGGAACAGATAGTTGGCTTAAAATTGAATTCCTCGGAACATCGGGTTCAACATTAAAAAATAGTGAATATCTTAGATTAAGAGCCCAAAAAGTTTATACTGAAGTATCTACAAATTTATCTGCAAATGAAGGTGTAATAATCAAGAATGACGGTAATTTAAAAACCGAAGTTGTTGCAACATCAAATACATTTACAACAACATCAAACTCACAGATATTGATTTGGCTTGATTCACCTGCTGACTACAAATCGGGCACAACTAGTGTGTTGTTATATTATGTTGATAAACAATTCAAGTTAGCAGCTTCAATTACAGCTGGAACAAAAATTATTACAACAAACGATTTAACTCAACCAAATATAGTATCTAAATATTCTAGCTTTTATACTGATTTCTTTGATGGTGTAATTAATACAGATGATACAATATCGGGCACAACTGCTAAATTATTGATGTATATTGATACTTTAGGTATATTAACAGTTACATTAGATCAAGATATATCTGTTGTAGATAGTATTACAGTATCATCAAATATTGGAAATTGGAGACAAACTGTAGAGATAGACTCATTTGAAGGAAATGATATGACAAATATCGTAGCTATTCATGTTGATAAAAATAGATATTCAGAATTGATTAGAGGTATGTATCTTGAGTCATATTATGATGCAGCTTATTATACTGCTCCATCTGGTGAAGGTTATATCAAGGGTGATACAGTACCAAGAAAATTGGTCAGAATCGTAAACATAAAGAATGATACCGTTGATACAACTATGAAAATTCTTTATACGGATGGTCCAATTAAAATATCGTACGCATCTGGATTAACAGAAATGTACACAACATCTTATCCTGCTGTTTACAACTACGCAACCAATCTTAAAGGTATTGCTCTCAAACCATTTGTAGTACATACAGACTCAATCCCTGATGGAACTGAAACTAGACAAAATACTATATTAAATGTTTTAGCTAAAAACACAGCTATTTACAAAGGTTTAATAAACAGAAATAAAATTTCTTGGAGATATTTAGTAGACTCGTTTGGTTTGGGGTTGACAGAAAATTCAAAACAACAATATGTTGATCTTTGTGGTGACAAGTTGAGTTGTGTTGGATTCATAAATATGCCAAGTGCAAAACAATTTAAAAAATCAACCAATCCAAGTTTCACAAATACTGATGGTTCATTGAGCACAACATATATGAAAGAAGGTGCTAACCAAGACAAAAACCCAGATTTTCTTTATTCATATGGTACTGGTGTTGGTCGTTCAACAGTTGGTTATTTCTTTCCATATTGTAAGGTTGCAACCGATGGTATTACAGCTTCTGTTCCACCAGCAGCTTACGCAGCAACAGCTTATATGAGAAAATTCACTACAGCAACCGCAGGTGTTCAACCTTGGACAATTGTTGCAGGTGTTAATATGGGTAGAGTTCCTGATATTTCTGGTACAGAAATGGACTTTTCAAACGATGATTTGGACAACTTCTCAGATATGGGATGTAACCCTATTACATTTATAAGAAATGTTGGTTATATAATTAATGACGAAAACACTGCACAAGTATTTCCAGTATCATCATTGAGTTATTTACATTCAAGAGAAGTTTTAATTGAACTTGAAAAAGATCTTTATGATATGTTACTTAGATATCAATGGAAATTCAATACTCCGACAATTAGATCAGAAATTAAATATAGAGCTGATAAAATTTGTCAAGGATATGTAGACTCAGTTGGTTTATATGCTTACAGAAATGTAATGGATGAAACCAACAATACCAATTATATCATTGATCTACAAGGTGGTGTGTTAGACACGTATATCGAAATTACACACGGCATGGGATGGATTGTTAATAATATCACAATTGAAAAAACTGGAACTATTAATTCAACTGGTTTTCAACAATAATCAGTTGATTAGATTTAAAAAACCACTAAATATTTTTAGTGGTTTTTTTATTAAACTTCTTCATAATTTTTAATATATAAGTATTAAATCATCCTATATATGAAAGAAATATTATTTGAAACCGATCCATCTGGTAAATATTCGAAATCAGATTATTTAAAAAAGAATCATATTGATTTATATAATGATATCATTATATATGCAGAGAAAAATAATATAGCAGATATACTATTCAAAGAAAAAGTTTATTGTTACAAATATAATATACTTCCACCAATTTGTAAAAATCCAATATGTAATAATAAAGTTCAATTTAGAAATTCAACAATCGGATATGAAGAATATTGTTCTAATAAATGTATTGGGACAGATCCAATAATTCAGAAACGAAAAGAGGAGAAATCATTAAAAAAATTTGGAACAAAAACACCTGCTGAATCACAGATTATTAAAGAGAAAATGATTCAAACAAATAATAAAAAATATGGAAGTAATTCTCCATTACAGAATAATGAAATACATAAAAAAAGTCAACAAACATTAATGAATAATTATGGTGTTGATAGCCCTCTGAAATCTAAAGAAATACAATCAAAACGATTAAGTCATTTTGATATTGATAAGTGGAGAATAAAATTTGAAGCAACAATGATGAGTAAGTATGGTGTTAAAAATGCTCTACAGAATAAAGAAATAATGAATAAAACTAGAGAGACTAATATTAAAAGATATAATTGTGAATATCCAAGTCAGAATAAAGAAATAATTAAGAAAATATTAAGTAGTAGAAATGAAAAAGATTGGCAAGACAATTTAGAAAAAAATATGTTAAATTTATATGGTGTTAAAAATTCAATGGGTGTAAAATCTTTTAGAGATAAAATATCGATAACACAAAGAAATAAAGAAAAAAAGATAAATCCAAATATAATAGATATAGATTTAGAAAATAAACAATATATTATGAGATGTGATTGTGGTCAAGATCATGATTTTTCAATATTATTTTCACTATATAAAAGTCGAAAATTTTTTGCCTCAAATTATTGTACTGTTTGCTTTCCACCACATAAAAACAGCATATCTCAATTGGAAACAGAATTATTTAATTTTATAGAAGATAATTATAAAGATGAAATAATATTAAATAAAAAATCTATTATACCTCCATATGAATTAGATATTTATTTACCCGAAATAAAAATAGCTTTTGAATTTAATGGAGTTTATTGGCATAATGAATTAAATAAACCCGAAAATTATCATAAAATGAAAAGTGATTTGTGTGATAAAAAAAATATTCAACTTATACATATATACGAAGATGATTGGGTTTATAAGAAAGACATAGTTAAATCTATTATCTTAAATAAAATCGGTAAAACACTAGAAAAAATATATGCCAGAAAAACCACAATTGAAGAAATTGATAATAAACAATTAAGAATTTTCTTAAGCGAGAATCATTTACAGGGATATGTAAATTCTAAAATTAATATAGGATTATCTTATAATAATGAATTAATATCCGTGATGACGTTTGGTAAAAAAAGAAAAAGCATGAATTCTAATTCAGCAGAAAATGAATACGAAATGTTAAGATTTTGTAATAAGTTAAATATTAATGTAGTAGGTGGAGCATCCAAATTATTTAATTATTTTATTAAAAAATATAATCCTAAAGAGATTATAAGTTATGCCGACAGAAGCCATTCTAATGGAAATTTATATAAACAATTAAAATTTAATTATATAGGCATAACTGAACCCAATTATTATTATGTTGTGGATGATATTCGTAAACATCGTTTTGGATTTAGAAAAGACGTATTGATTAAACAAGGTTTTGATAAGGATAAATCAGAACATGATATAATGTTAGAAAGAAAAATTTATCGAATTTATAACTCAGGTAATTACAAATTTATATATAATAATAAAAATATTAAATAAAATGATAACGGATTATAATAATTTTCAACAATTAAATGAAAACGTTGAATTGACAGATGATGAAAAAGAATATTTATGGACTAAAATAGAATATAAGAAAAAACAAAGAGCTATATCAACTGAAAATGAATTATTTAATTTATTGAATAGTAATAAAAATAGTTTTAATAACAATGAATTTAATATCATCTTAAATTCATTAGAATATACATTTAGAAAGAAATTAAAAGGATTTGATAATCCGATAAGAAATGATATATTTTTGAAAATAAAGGATAAAATTCCAGAAGATTGGATTGGAATTAAATATTCATCTATTGAATCTAAAAAAAGAAAAGATGAAAAAGATAATCCGTAGATTATGAACCACTAAATATAAATTTAGTGGTTTTTTATTAATTAAAAAATGAAAATATACATTTAATATATAATGTTATTAAAATAAGATTTCAAAAATAATAATTAGAAATTTTATATATAGTAAAAAAATAATAAATGTAATTATGCCGCTTCCACACTTTACAAACATAGCAAGTCACCACGAGAATTGGGAACCTGTATTTAAGAATTTATTTGAAGTAGAAATTTTTCTACCAGATGCAATCAGAGATAGACACCCAAATGCTCCTGAGTTGTTACTAGAGAACACTACTAAAGCTAAGTTACCAGTGTATCCAACTTTAGGTAATGTCGCTCAAAGATACAAATATTCAACTAGATTATTTGTTGGATTCCCAGAATCAACATCAATTCCGGATTTAGGTCTTACATTTAACATAAACCAAAATGATAATAAACAAATGTTTACATTTAGAATTATCAAAGACTGGTACGACTTACTATGGAATAACGAAGATGGTTCTTCTAACTATAAAAGAAATGTAGTTGGTGAGATTATACTATATCAACATGATAGAGAAGGTGAAATCATAAGACGTGTTACTTTCCACAACTGTCAGATTACTGGATTCCAAGATGGTGGAGATTTAGTATGGGGTGGTGGACAAGAAATCATGGAACTCTCAGCAACATGGACGTGTGATTATTGGGAAGATTATTATTTCTAATAATGATAATTAAAAACTCTCTTTTTGAGAGTTTTTTTTTATAAAATAAATTTGAGAGAACTTTAATGATGAAATGAAATATAATAAAATATGGAAGAAAGAAAAGTATGTAAAAAATGCAATATCGAGAAAGATATATCTCATTTCTCTAAAAAGTACAAAACTAATGACAACACTCAAAGATATCAATCTTTTTGTAAAGAGTGTGTTAATAAAGAAGCAACAATAAGACGAAGTACACTCGAATATAAAGAAAATAGATCTAAATATGATAAATTATATTATGATTTAAATAAAGAAAAAGTGCTCAAAAGAAAAAAGAATTATCATATAAAAAATAAAGAGATTATACTTCAAAAGAAACAAATATATCGTAGTAAGCCAGAAAATAGGGAGAGAGCTAAGCTCTATATTAAAGATTATATGAAAAATAATAGAGAAAAATATTATGAGTATAGAAGAAAAAGTCCACATATAATAGCATGGCGACAGCTATTACATAGAACACTCCGTTATTTAGGAACTAAAAAAGAAGAACATACTCAAGAAATATTGGGATATTCAGCAGTTCAGTTGAAGCATCACATCGAAAAACAATTCAAAGAAAATATGTCTTGGGAAAATTACGGGGAATGGGAAATAGATCATATCAAACCATTGACTTCATTTGACGTGAGTTCAAATCCAAGTGAAGTTAATGCTTTATCTAACTTACAACCATTGTGGAAAGAAGAAAACATTACTAAATATAATCATATTTTATAATTTTTTATTAAAATAATATTTCATAACTAATTGATAAATATAAAAATATATTAATAATTAAAAAAAAGAATAAAAATATTTGGTGATTTAAGAAAATATTTTTAATTTTGTCATCCTAAAATATTTTAATAATATGAATTAAATATAAAAAATTAAACTTTTTCTTAAAAACATACAATAGAGATATAATAATATGTAATTAAACACAAAAAATTAATTAATTTAAAACAAGAAAATGATGAAGAAAATTTTATTAGTATTAACAGCCATTTCGATGTCTGTAATTTTCACAAGTTGTGGTAAAGTACCACAAGCACAAATTGACACTACTAATGCAGCAATCGAAGCTGCAAAAACTGCTGAAGCACCTGTTTATTTACCAGTTGAATTTACAGCTCTGCAAGATTCAATGAATGTAATTATGACTGAAGTTGAAGTACAGAATGGGAAACTATTCAAGAAATTCGGTGATATTAAGATTAAATTAGATTCTACACTAGCTCTCGCTATCAAGTTAAATGCTGATGTAATTATTAAGAAAGAAGAAGTTAGAAAAGAATCTGAAACATTATTAATATCAACTAAAACCATTACCCAAGAAAATTCAAAACTTATACTTAAAGCTCCAAGAGGAAAGGAAGGTGCTATTGTTCTTGTACAAATAAAATCAGATATATCAACAATTGATTCAACTATCACTGAAGCTCAAGGTTCTTATGATAAAGGTTTATATATGGAGACATTAAATAAAATAAAAGCTGCAAATGAAAGTGCAACAAAAATAAATACCGAACTGAAAGAAGCTATCGCCAAAGTACGAAGATAAAAAACAATTATTTTAATTACATATTGATAATGAATCCTAATGAAAAACATTAGGATTTTTTATTGTTAATAAGTTAACAATAATATTTTCAGTTATTTAAGAAAATATTTTATTTTTCTAAAAACTTTTATTTATTCTTTTTATATAAAAGATAGATTAATTAAATTTTTCTATAAAAATAACTAAAACAAAAAAATTATGGCATTAGAAAGAAGTGGTGATTTGGTTTTATCACAAGGTACATACGTCTTTGTACAAGACGGTGCTACAGGTCAAGTTGATGTTATAACTGGTCCAAATAAGACTAGTTTAGCTGACACGGATAAACCCGTTGTTTACGACAGAGAAACAAGAAGGTTTACTCACAAACTACCAGACGAAGCTATTAAAGTTTGTCCTGCTGCTCAAGAAGGACAGTACTTAGTTCTAACGAATCCATCTGTTGATGAAAATGGATTAAAACACCCAGTTAAGGGTAAACAAAGTTCTATTGACCTTATAATGGGTCGTAAGGTAAATATTCAAGGCCCAACAATTTTTGCATTGTATCCTGGTCAAGTTGCTGATGTTATTGATGGACATCAGTTGAAATCTAATGAATATCTTCTTACTCGTGTTTATAACGAAAAGGAAGCTAAAATCAATTTGAAAAATGCAGTTGTAAAAACAGCAGAAGCCGTTGAGGGTAAAGAAGTGAATAAACAATTGTTTGATGAAAAAGAAATCCGTACAGGTAATCTTCTCATCATCAAAGGAACTGATGTTTCATTCTACATACCACCGACGGGTATTGAAGTTCTTGAACAAGACGGTAAATATACAAGAGATGCTGTTACACTTGAAAGACTTGAATATTGTATCTTACTTGACCAGAACGGTGGTAAGAGATATGTGAAAGGTCCAGATGTAGTATTCCCAAAACCAACAGAAGTCTTTATAGAACATAAAGGACAAAGAATTTTCAGAGCAATTGAACTTAATGAAAATATGGGTATTTATATCAAGGTTATTGCTGATTACGAAGAAGATGGAAAGAAATATGGACAAGGTGATGAATTGTTCATCACAGGTAACGAACAGAAAATATACTTTCCAAGAGCAGAACACGCAATTATAAAATATGGAAGTGAGTCTATACATTACTCGACTGCAGTTCCATCTGGGGAAGGTCGTTACATATTGGATAAGATAGGTGGTGATGTGAAGACTAGTAAAGGTCCACAGATGTTATTACCAGACCCAAGAAAAGAAGTTATTGTAAAAAGAGTTCTTGATGATAAAACAGTTCAGTTATGGTGGCCGGGTAATACTGAGGCACTTGAATATAATCGTAAATTGAGAGATGCTATTGGTGACTCAACCAATGATTACATCGAAGAAAGTACTTTAGCTAGCAGATCAGTTAAGGAAAAGAAAACCGTATTGACATCTTTAGCAACACCCGGTTTTATGGATGATGAGATGATTCGTAAAATGAAATATACTGAACCACGTACCATTAAGTTGAATACCAAATACGAAGGTGCAATTTTACTCAATGTTTGGCCAAACTTCGCAGTACAGATTGTGAACAAAGCTGGTGACAGAAGAGTTGTTGAAGGACCAAAAGTTATCATGTTGGAATACGATGAAACTCTTGAAACTCTTGAACTTTCAACTGGAAAGCCAAAAACAGACAATATATTGATGAAAACCGCATACCTTCAGACGAAGAACAATGTTGTTTCGGACATTGTTACAGTTGAAACCAAAGACCTAGTATCAGTAGATATAAGAATATCTTATAGAGTTAATTTTGAAGGTGATAACAAAAATTGGTTCAAGGTATCCGATTATGTCAAACTTTTGGCACAACACATGAGATCACTCATTCGTAATGTCGTCAAAAAACAGACAGTTCAAGATTTCAACGATAACGCAACCGATATTATAAGGGATGCTATTCTCGGTGAATCAGTAGAAGGCAAGAGAACTGGCCGTGTATTTGACGAAAACGGAATGAAAATCTATGATGTGGAAATACTGAATGTCAAAATCGGTGACACTGCAATAGCTAAAATGTTGGTTGACAGCCAGCACGATGTTGTGGCTAAAAACCTAAGTGCTAATAGTATTGAGAAGGATGTTGAATATACCAAAAGAGTTGAGGGATTCAAGAGAGAGAAACTCGATGAAACAGCTAAGACACTTAAAAAAGAACACGAAGTAGCTTTGGCTGATGAAAAGAACAAACACGAGCTATTACAGACTAAATCTACCAACGAGTACACTAGAAATAGTGAAAAGTACAACGCTGAGAAATCATTACAAGATGTTCTTGATGAAATTTTCAACGACAAATTGGAGAGAGAAAGAAAAGCTGAGGAACTTAAAGATGGATTTAACACTAAACAGTCTGATAGACACATCAAAGAAGTTCAAGCTGAAATGGCAGCTATTACTCCAGGTTTGATTGAAGCAATTATATCATCTAATGACATCAAGTTTGTTGATATCTTGGCAAGAAATCTTAAAGAACAGAAATCGGGTCTTAACCTCGGTGACATACTCGGTGGAGAAACTGGTGGGTTTGATGCAATACTGAAAGCAGTAAAAGGTAGTCCACTCGAAGACAGAGTTAGTAAGTTGCTTGATGATTACAAAACCTTTAAGGCAAGTAAGAAGAAATCTCCTACATCTTAATTAAAATGAAAAACCCTTGAAAATTTCAAGGGTTTTTTAATTTATTCTAGTCTCATTTTAGGATACTCAATTTTCTTTTTTCCATATTCAGTTTTCTTTTTACTGTAATCTGGCACCCAATATCCTGAACTAAATTCTTTATATCCATACTGATTTGCTAATTCTTCAAATTTATTAGGAGATAGTTTTTCCAAATCTTTACGAAATTCTTCTTCACCGTACATTTCAGCATTCATTTCAATGAGGATAAGATCCAATATTTCTTTCTTAGTATACATCACACTTTCTGTTATCATCTCAGTAAAATTTTTTAAATATTTCATATCCTATATATTAATTTTCTATCCCAACAAAAGCCAGAATTTTAGTCAAGCCAGCTCTTTTTAGACCGTTTGCACGATGAATTCCATCAATGATACTATATTCACTATCAACTACAATCGGAGGGTATTCCTTTCCTTTTAGGTATTGTAAACGATATTCATTAGCAATATCTCTATCAACTTCCCATTCAGTTAAATCTAAAGCATCTAATAGCAATTCTTTAAGGATATAATTTGAATATTCTTCTATTCTTTCTGCTAAATCACCATCTACAAAGGAATATTCGAATTTATCTGCTTGAATGGTTAGATATTCTATGTATTGATATATGTCTTCGTTACTCAACACATCACCTACCTTAGCATTCATTACTACATCAAGATGTTTCTTGTATCTCTGTTCATCAATTGGTTTGTTGAAATTCCAAGTGATAGCTTCTTGTATCTTACTTTTCTCTTTCTTGACTTTAAACTCCGAAACATCAATTTGTGGAAAATGATGTTCCACAAAATATTTAAGTTCAATTGGAAATGGTTTACTCTTAATAAAAGATTGTAAATCTAATCCTTTCTTAACTAATAATCTACACATATCCACATGCATACAATCCCAAGCAGCATAGAATAATCTTCCGTTTTCAACATTAACATTAGCTCCTTTATCTATTAAATATTCAGCAATATCGGTTTTTCCGTTTATTACTGTATTTTTTAAAGGCAATTCGTCTAATATGTGAATGTCCACACCTTTTTCTTCTACTAAGTATTTCACAACATCCAATTGACCATAACGACAAGCATCAGATAAAAATGTCCAAGTATTATAATTAGCACCTTCTTCTATTGCTTCTTCTACTAACCACAGAATTCCTTGTTGACATGCGATGGTTAATTTCATATCTGGAGTGAAATCCTTGACATGATTTTGGATATATTCTCGGTCTATAGGTGTCATCTTATCTGTAATAGATTCATTGACAAAATCTTTATACGTTTTAAGTTTATTCATTACTTTTTCTTTTCTTCCTTTTCTTTTATATATTTACTTGCCACCTCTACTATCTTATCCCATAGGACTTTTTTAGTAACTGGTTTTCTCAATATATGGTCAAATTGTGGTAATCCTACTAAGTCCGATAATTCACACGCAGAGAGAGCAACTATTGGTAAATCTGGTGTCATAGATTTAATAGTTTGAGCAGCAATTCTACCATCCATTCTTGGCATATAAACATCCATTAATACAATATCATATGTGTTCTTGAAAGCTTTATCGACAGCTTCATCACCGTCTTCTGCAGAATCTATTATGAAAATTTTATTATTCAACATTAATTTAACCATATTGATAAACAATTTATCGTCTTCTACATGTAATATCCTATAAACTTCATTTTTATTAGCCATTTTCTTATATAATTATTTTATACAAGTATATATAAAATCCATTTTTGAACTTTAATATATAAGAATATATTTTTATAATTTTTCAAAATAATTTTATCAATTTAAAGTTAATATTTTAATTAAACCACGAATTTTTTTAGTTGTACCCTTATATCAATTATATATAATGGTAAAAAATAATCATATTTAATCATGCCAAATGACAAAGAGCAAAAGAATCAAGACTATTTGAACAAGATATTGGGTGGTGGACAAGAAGGATCAAAATCTGCACCTCCAGTTAAAACTCCGATTACTGAGAATCATTATGATGTTCCGAGTATAGAGTATTCAAATATTAGTTTAGGTATTTTACCTTCGGGTAGATTTTATCCAAGAGGAACTAAGATAAGTATCAGAGCTGCTAAGGTATCTGAAATTCAAGCTTATTCTATGGTAAATGACAATAGCTTCGTGGATATCTGCGAAAAAATGAACGAATTATTATCAAGAAATGTCATATTTATCCATCCAGATGGAACTAAAGGAAATTATAGAGACATTAAAGACTCTGATAGAGTATATCTAATCTTTATGATTAGAGAATTGACGTTTCAAGGTGGTAATACTTTAACTAAAGAAGTGACATGTTCAGCTTGTGGGAAAGAATTTTTTATTCCATTTAGATCTACACCGTCAGCAGATGTACCAACTACATTTGAACTTCATGAACCAAATGAGGAAATTGAAAAATTCTTTAATAAAGAAACACAATGTTATGAATTGATTTATAATAACATATCATGGAGTTTAGCACCACCCACAATTGGAATTCAAGAGGATTTTTATTCAGAAATAAAAAGGAATGTTCAAGTGGATAAAAAACCAGATATCGCATTTATGAAAATAATGCCATTCTTGCTTCATAGTGAAAATGGAATCACAGAAGAAAACCTTAAAACTAAGATAAAAGATTTCAAAAATATGGATGATTTAATTCTTTTCCAAGGACTTAATAATGTTGTCAATAATATGACAGTGGGTATTAAAGGATTGAAAATGAATTGTCCAGAGTGTGGTGTGGAGGTGCACACTGATTTAACGTTTCCCGGAGGGGCGTCTTCTCTTTTCGACATCCCAGATATCATGGGAAAGTTTGGAAAGTAAAATTGATAATATTAATCAAAGGATATTTTCATTATTTCAAACTGATATTGAAGGAATTCTTAAAAATAAATTTGAGTGGATGACTCAAATGGGCATAGATACCTTGACAGTTGACAGTTGGTTTTATTGGGAATATGAACAATTTATCAAACTACTCAATGAAAAAAACAAAGATGAAAGTGAACAAAGAAAGAAACAAGAAGAAGCGGAATCTAGTAAATATAGTAGTATAGGTAATTTCAATCCAAGTAAAATGATGAACAATTTCAGTCCATCAAGTGTCATGAAGAATTTTGGCAATATGGGAAATAATACAGCATTTCCAAGAATTTAGGGAATTTTTTATTTAATATATAAATAAAAATGTGATTTTAATTAAAAAATCAAAATAAGAATTAAATAATAATATTTTCATTTCAACCATATTAATATAATATATAATTAAAAAATCTATATTACATATGGATAGCAAGTTGAATATTGGTATAACAATATGTCTTCAAGAAGAAAACGAAAGTGTTTGGATAAATGGTATTAAGCAAAATGCCATTTTCTTTGCTAGAACACTAATGAATAGCAAAAAAAACTATAATGTGTATATTGTTAATACTAGTAATATTAAAATATCAAATCAATTGGGATGGGATATAGATAAATACAAAACTGTTCAGTTTAATGAAATTAAAGACAAATTAGATATTATATTTTCACTAGGTGGTTCACTGAGTCCTGAAGTAATAAGACATTTAAGAGAAAAAGGATGTAAAGTAGTTCCTTATAAATGTGGTAACGAATATATCATAAGTATGGAAAATGTCATATTTGGTAGAGCTGATGGAAAACCAGATTATCCTGAAGTTGATCAAGTATGGCATATACCACAGATGAAAAATACTAATGAACACTACTGGAGAATATTTCATAGAGCAGAAACTGTAACAATACCCTTTGTGTGGAATAGTATGTTTTTAGATAGTCATTTGAATGAATTAAAGAATCAAGGTAAACCAATTAGATATCAACCATCAAACAATCCAAAAAGAGTATCTATATTTGAACCAAATATAAATGTGTATAAATATGCAATGTATCCATTATTGATATTAGAAGACTTATATAGACAGAGACCAGACTTATTAAAAACTATAAAAGTTACTAATACTCAAAAAGTTAGATTCTATGGAGAATTTATTCACTTAATGAATCAATTGGATATAGTTAAAGATGGTAAAACCACATTTGAAAATCGTTTTCCTATGGCTTGGTTTTTATCAGAACACACCGATATTGTTGTAGCTCATCAATGGGAAAATGCCCTTAATTATGCTTATTTAGATGCTATTTATATGGGTTATCCATTAGTACACAATGCTCATCTCTGTAAAGATTGTGGTTATTATTATGAGGGATTTAATGTTGATGAAGGCAGAGAACAATTACTATATGCAATGACAGAACATGATAAACATCTTGAAGAATATGAAGAAAAAACTAAAAAGGTTATAGAAAGATTTTCTAGTGATAATATGGAAGTAGTTGAAAAATATGATGTATTAATAGAAAATTTAATGAAAAGCAAATAATCAATTATGAAAGATATAACAATAGGAATAACAATTAGTATTAAAGAAGATGAAAATATATGGAATAATGGAATAAGACAAAATGTTGTTTATTTTGCAATGTTATTAAATAACAGCCAAAATAATTATAATGTTTTGATATTAAATACAAGTAAGAATAATGATTTAAGATATAAATTAGATAATATAAATATCTATCCTATAAACGAAAAAATATCAGAAATTGATGTCCTTTTTATTCTTGGTTCTGAGATATTTAATGAAAATTATGATTATTTAAAAAAGAAGGGTTGTAAGATAGTTTTTTATAGTTGTGGCTCAAATTATATTTTGGATACCGAAGAAATTCTATTCAAAGATAATAGTGAAAAGAAATTATATAAGCATCGACCAGATGAAATATGGACGATACCTCAAAACATGAATACTAATAAATATTATCAAGAAATTCTTTACAGAACAAAAGTTAAAGAAATGCCTTTTATATGGAGCCCACTATTCCTTGATTATACTATTAAAAATAATAATATCAAATGTTTTTATAGTCCATCTGATGAACCCAAAAGAATTTCTTGTTTTGAACCAAATATAAATGTTATTAAATTTGCAATGTATAATATACTTATAGTAGAAAAAACTTATAGGGAAAGGCCAGATTTAATAAAACATTTTTATGTTACTAATTCAGATAAAATTAAATTAAATCCGTATTTTATAGATATTATGAGACAACTAGACGTAGTTAATAATGGTATTACATCATTTGAAAGTAGATTCAGAATGCCATATTTTTTGGATACATATACAGATATTGTTGTAGCTCATCAATGGGAAAATCCATTGAATTATGCTTACTTAGAACCATTATATCTTAATTATCCCTTGATTCATAATGCTAGCATGATAAAAGACGGTGGTTATTATTATGAAGGATTTAATGTAACTCAAGGTAGTGAACAATTATTATATGCTTTAACTGAACATGATAAACACCTTGAAGAATATAAAGAACGAAATAAAAAAGTTTTAAATCAATTTTTGCCAACAAATGAAAAATCAATTAAAACTTATGATAAAATGATTGATGATTTATTTATCAAGTAATTCAAAAATATTTTCTTTTTAATTTTTTATTCAACCTTGATAATTTTAGATATCTTGCTTCTTGTAACGATACATGAATCATAACTGGCAATATCGAATAATATTTAATATCAGAAATATTCCCATAAATCATATTTAATCTGTCAATGGCTTTTGTTTTTGTGCTAAATGGTCCATCAAAATCTACAAAAAAATCTCTCATTGGATTTTTAATCAGAGAAACGGAATCTATAATTGTATTGTAATTATATCCATTATTTTGTTTTACTACATCAGTTACTACATCTTTGGAGTCCTTTAATCCTACAATGATATATTTTTCTACTAGCATATTATTTATTATTAATTATTTCATCATATAGTTACAAAATAAAATAATGTTTTATTAAATTTTTATATATATTATAAATAATAATAATGATACTAAATGCCACAATTTATAAAAAATAAACAGATTTTAATAAGTAGTGATTTTGATATAAATAATCAGAAGTTAATAAATGTATCGAATCCGATAAATGAACAAGATGCTGCAACTAAAACTTATGTTGTAAGTGGTGATACATCATTAAGTGTTGCATTATCAACAGAAATATCAAGTAGAACAAGTGACGTTTCATCATTGTCGACCGCTGTTAGTGGTAGTGTAACTTCTTTGTCTAGTTTAACAGATGTTAGTTTAAGTAATTCAATTGATTATGATTTAATTTATAATTCGGGTGGAACATGGAGGAATACTCCTAATTTATGGACTGAATCTAATAGTGCTGTAACTTTACGAGAATCTGATTATGATTTATCACTAGATAATATTGAAATGACAACAAATGGTGGAGTATTGACTTTTGCAGATATGTCGGTTACAAGTAGTGCTACTATCGGAACTGAGGAAAGTTACAGTTTTAATTTAGATGGCAGTTCAATAATTAGAATATATGGACAAGCATCTGGTACAACTGGTATAACTAATAGTGGTTTAGTATTAGATGGAAATTATTATTACGCAGGTGAACCGACAACAGACGGAAGTTGGAGATGGTTTGTTAATATTGACGGTGATTTGGAATTTCAAAAGTTGATAGGTGGAATATGGACATATAAACAAAAATTCACTTAAAAGAAATGTTTAGAAAGAAATATCGTTGCTAGGACGAGAAGAGTCAAACCCCGGAACCATACCACTTACATCTGGTTGAATTCTTGGGTTTTCTGCCATTCTATCCGTAGTATTGATTGGATCGCCTACACCCTTATATCTACCTATTATTTGACCTATTTTGACTCCGTGATCGGGTGCATTGTATAAGAAACTATCTTTAACTTTATGAGAAACAATGAAATAAGTTTTTGTAACCTTTTGTATAATTTCAACGGGACATAAATCACCAGTTAAGTAATATCTAATCATTACGATATCACCAACTGCATAATCATTTTCAGTTTTACGTTTTTCATTTAAGAAATCATTATATTTTAGTACATTATCCATTTATATTATTTGGTTTTTATAAGAATGTCATTTTTATCAGCCCAATCATACAAATCTTCGTATATTGGTACTAAGGTTTCTTCATTCTTACCTTCATTCATTTTATTAATAATGGGAACAACTTCGTTCCAAACATCAGTACCAAGATTAACAATATCATTTTTATACTTTAATAATCTGTTCTTGTACTCGGTGTTGAACTGTTCTATTGTAATTCCCTTAGATTCATATTGATTCCAGATGTCCGTGACATCTATTTGCATTCTCCATTCGTCTGCTCCAAAGAATTCTTCCATTTCAGATAAATAATATATTTTTCCTATCATATTAAATTATATTTTTCTTAAAATAAAATCTCTATATATTCAGTTTAGTGGATTAATTTTTATTTATATATTAAAACCAAATAGTTGAAAAATTTAATAAATTATTTTTCAAAAATAAATCGTTGAATATTTATATATAAGAATAAATTGGACAAGATTAGATATGGCATCTTTAGAAGATATTTATAAGAAGATAGAAGAGAAACGTCTAAAAAAATTAGAAGAACAACGGATAGAGGAACAAAGAAGGTTTGAAGAGACTGAAAGGCAAAGACAGTTCATGATAAAAGACCAACTCTTGTATGAAAGGTTGCATTCTATAACAGTTTCTACTTCTAATGCTGCTGGTGGAAGACTAACCATTCCAATTCCAACCAACCTAGCAATCACAGAAGACGGTTCAACTTTAAGTTGGGACTCAAGTTATTCTAACTTTGAAATCTGGGTTTCTATCGATTCTGCTGCTTATTATTTATCGGGAACAACAACACTAAAGACATATATTTTAGATCAACTTATTGAAGGAGATAGTTTTGACTATAAAGTGAGAGCATTTCAAGGATCAAAATATTCTCAATTCACTAGTAGTGTTAATTTTTATTGGAGTAGTTATTGGGCAAGTCAGACTGAAGTATTGTTCTTTGGTCAGATTTCAAAAATTACTGATGGTAAATTATATAATCAAAAAGTTGGAGCGACTGATTATTTAACTGTTACAGGAAGTGCTGGAAGTTATACTTTTCAATGTCCACAAACAAATGACTATAAAAATGCCGACACGGACTATGCTTGGTTTGATAGTGTTAATCAAAGAACAGTTACTGAATCAGACCTTGTTAGTTATGATTTTACAAGAACTATAGTAAAATATCAAAGTACATATCCGTTCACATTAGAGGCAATAATGATTTTATCTGAGGATTATGTTACAGATAAAATGCGTGATGATTTTAAATTATCTATATGGTGGAGTGGAACATTAAGTTTTCACGGGGAAGGCAAGGATAATAGAACAACTGGACGAAGTGTATATACTGCACTTGGTCCAGAGTTAATGACTAATGGTACATTTGACGGAGATAGTACAACAGGTTGGATAGGTTTAGGAACGTCATGGAATGTAACAGGCGGAAAGCTTGTCAGATCAGGAGCAACTACTGAATATATTACAGGTGCATGTACGGCATTTTTAAATGGAGATCATTTAAGATTTTCATATACTGTTTCTGATGCATCAACCACATCATATAAGGTGTTTTCGAGTCCATTGTCTGTTACTTATAATGAAAACAATGGTGTGAAAAGTTATGATATTATTGCTACTGTAAATAATAATATCATAAGATTTCGTACATCTGCTTTGGGAGGTAATTTTTCCTTGGATAATATATCATTAAAAAAGATTTTAAATTCATGACAGAGATAATTGAAGGGATAACGCCTGCGGAATTTATTACCGATATGAATGAGAATTTTGCTCTCATTAAATATACTAATACATCTTTGGCTACAATAGATGCCGACTCTAATATATCCGATTATGCCGGAAATTTCTCAACTATTAAAGATGAAACAACAAATCCGCCAACAACTAACTTATTAATCGGTGGTATAAGAGGTGCAGAATTAGCAAGAAGGATAAACGCAAATTTTGCAAACTATACCGGAAGTGGAATGACATTTACCGTTGGTGCAGATAAAAATTATACTACGGTTGCAAATGCCATTACAAGAGCTGTTGCTGGAAATACTATTCTTATAGACGAAGATACATATACTGAACAGGTTGTTTTGAAGAATGGAGTTAACCTAACAGGAATCGGAAGCGTTTTGTTTTCAAGAACAGGCGGTTCTACAAGCTATGATATTGAAGGAAATGCAGTTAATTGTACATTAACAAATATTCAAGTAATTGGCTCCTATGTAGTCAGAATGAAAAATAATTGTAACGTAACATTTGTTAATTCAGAGATAGCTGGGGGTGCATCATGGTATGGCAGAATTTTAATAGATGCTTCTAATGTTAATTTTCATAACTGCACATTTAATCAATTGGGTGATGACAATTACCCTGTTACA